GTAACTCCGGTCGCACCTGTTTCACCTTGCGCACCTGTTTGACCAACTGCACCCGTTACACCTGTTTGGCCCTGCGCACCCGTGCTTCCAACCGCGCCGGTCTCACCTTGCGTACCTGTGGCACCGGTGTTTCCCTTTCCGGAGAGAAGATCCCAGCGGGCAGATGAACCTGGGATGTGACTTGTTGAGTCTCCCGCGGAGATCGCGGTGTTGCAGAAGTATGTGCTGCCGTTGTATTGAACTACGTCGCCGACGCTGTACGCGACGAAGTCAAACGCCGCGCGCCAGTTGATGCCTGTTAGACCGGTTGCGCCTGTGTTTCCGACCGCACCGGTTTGTCCCGTCGGACCTGTAGCGCCCGTCGGAGCAAAGTCACGTATGACCTTCCAGACGGAGCCGTCCCAACGCCACGTGGTTGTGCCGGAGGTAAACTGGTCGTTTACGCTCGGACTATTTGGAAAATCAATCGGCATGTGACTCTCTCACCTCGGGCAACTATATGGGCAATACTATACTATAAAACTTGTATTTTATCTTAAATAAAACTGCCCGAATACCTCTCGGTAGACGGGCAGTTTTTTATACCTGTGGTGTTATGCGGATAGATCTCCGACAAGAACCCACGTATCGGTGTCGCGCTTGATCAGGGTCGCTGATGACCACTGAGCACGAAGCTTGAGACCTGGGGTACCGTTGATGGTAACTCCCGCGCCTCCCACGGTGACCTGGCCTGCGCCGGTCTGTAGAAGGTTGATCTGGTCTCCGGCCACAAACCCTGGTGTTCCAGAGTTTGTTGGAACCGTCAGCGTGATCGCGGCTGCGTTGTTAAGCTCGACGAGCTTGTTGACGTCAGAGGTTACGATCGTGTAGGTTGTACCTGTCTGTTGGTTCTGTACCAACGTTAGGCTTGCGTCTGATCCTGTTGGGCCTGTGTTACCAGTTGCACCAGTATTACCAGTAGCACCAGTCTCACCTTGTGCACCAGTATTACCTACTGCACCGGTTGCACCAGTATTACCTACTGCACCGGTTGCGCCTGTAGCACCGACCGCACCGACGTCACCTGTTCTTGCGAACGTGACAAGTACGTCCTCCTCATTAGAGAAGGAGTATCCACCGGATACGTACGCAACAGGTACCTTGTAGTAACCTGAGCCGTCGATGATCGTGTTGATGATCGTAAACAGTGTAAAGTCACCTGAGTCTGTCTTGTTTGTGAGCTTTACGTGACCCTTGATCGGGCTTGTTGAGTCATCGATCGTTGCAAGGAACGCTGATATATCATCCGCGTTTACATCCTCAACGTCAATGTACATATAAGCAGCCGACGCTAGGTTTGCAGCGTTGAACTTAAGATTTCCTGAGCCTGGATCAGAGTCAGTGGTGTTAGTTAGGAAGTCGTACTCGAAGGTTGCGCCGCCGAATCCGCCTTGAGGTCCTGTTACACCAGTTGCACCGGTTAGACCGGTAGGTCCGATGTTACCGCCGACCGCCTCAACCCAGTAGCCGTCGTAGTAAACGAATACTAGACCGCTAGATGGATCGAACCAAGCGTCTCCAGTTTCTGGAGCTGGGCTTGTTGGAGGTGTTGACTCTGTAGTTGAGAACTGTCCGTCCTCACCTGTTGGGCCTGTTGGGCCGGTATTACCTACTGCACCAGTTACGCCGGTTGCGCCGGTGTTACCTACTGCACCAGTTACACCGGTCTCACCTTGTGCACCAGTTACGCCTGTATTACCAGTTGCACCAGTATTACCAGTAGCACCAGTCTCACCTACTGCACCAGTATTACCAGTTGCACCAGTATTACCTACTGCACCAGTTGCACCAGTGTTACCTACTGCACCAGTTTCACCGGTTGCACCAGTTACACCGGTTGCACCTGTATTACCTTGTGCACCAACGTCACCGGTTCTTGCGAAGGTGATGATTACATCTTCTCCGTTTGAGAACGAGCTTGCTGAGCCTGATACGTAGGCGGATGTTACCTGGAAGTATCCAGTTTCCTCAGAGATTGAAGAAATTGTGAATAAGGCAAAGTCTGTTGAATCTGCCTTGTTTGATATACGGAAGTGACCCTTTATCGTTGATGTAGAGTCATCGATCGTGCGTAAGAACGCCTGTATATCTGTTGAGCTGTCATCTAGATCATCGATAGACATTATCGATGCAGATGTTAAATCAGCGTTGTTGAACTTTACGGTTCCTGTGCCAGGATCTGATACAGAGGTGTTTGTGCTAAATGTATAGTCAACGGTGATACCGCCAAACTGTCCATCAGCACCGGTGTTACCTTGTGCACCAGTTGCACCAGTTTCACCTTGTGCACCAGTTTGACCAGCTGCGCCAGTCTCACCTGCTGCACCGGTGTTGCCTTGTGCACCAGTTTCACCTTGTGCACCAGTTTGACCAGCTGCACCAGTTTGACCAGCTGCACCAGTTTGTCCTGTCACGCCGGTAGCTCCTGTTGCACCTGTTGGTGCAAAGTCACGAACTACAAGCCAGACCGTACCGTTCCAACGCCATGTTGTCGAACCGGATGTAAACGTCTGATTAACCGACGGGGAATCCGGGAAGTCAATTGGCATAGATTTTTTCTCTTTTCACTCGAGTGGGAGAGTTTCCCAGGCGCTATTCTATATCAGGTAGAAGAAGGTGATAAAGAAGTAAAAGTTATTGAATGTCCCGACGCGCCAGACGGAATAACTCCAGTTGGTCCAGTTGGTGCTGTTGGGGCTACCTATTATACTTTGTGCTCACGAACTAGATATTTCATAGGTCTTTTGACCGTTCATTGGCATGTAGGCAACTCTCTCGACGCCGCCTAAAAGACTACTGTCAACCGCGTAATCATTATTTTGATTTGTACTGTATAAAACTTGTTTAGAGTTAGATAGCATCCAGTTTTTTACCTGAGTCGTAGACCAGTCCGGGTGGGCTTGGACAAGTAAAGCGCACATACCGGCCACCTGAGGAGAGGCCATAGACGTACCACTTAGCTTACTTTGTTTAAATGAAGCATTTAAGTTGTAGGTAGTATTAGAGCCATAATTATTTGTATTACTCATTGCACTTAGTACTCTATCTCCAGCTGCATATATATCTACAGCAGGACCTGTATCACTGTAAGAAGATTTTGCCTCTACCGAGGAAACAAAATTGACCCCCATTGATCCGACTTCAAAACCAGGATTACTACCGATATGAGGAGAGGACCCCCTGTGATAGTAGTAGGTTCCTAGACCAGTAGCGGTTACATAATTATTATAGTCTACACCACCAGTAACATCATGTTTCATACTATTATTTCCAGCAGCGTTACACATGACTACTCCGGCGCTAATTAGCTGTTGAACATCTGCGTCTACAGAGGATATTCTGTAGTTAAGTTTATAAGAATTAGCACTTACTTGAGATCCTATTAAACCTTTGCTTGTGTCCTTATTTGTAGTTTCAAAACCAGTTCCTCTATAGGAGCCGCCTGTAACTAAGTATGAAAAGCCTTCGCCAAAAGTTAATGCATTTATAGAGGTATCCCAGAATATTACGTACCCCCAACTATTATTTAATATAGTTGGTCTTCCATTTATTTTTGCATTGTGCCATCCTAAAACACAATCGAATGCATTTTCAGTGCTTATGCCTGAGTTAGGGTCTGATGGTCCTTCAAGACCAGATAATTTTATAGAGTAGATATCAGCATTTTTTGCCCAGCCAAAAGTTTTACCGGCAATAATCGCCGCGACATGTGTACCATGTCCATCATAGTCAGTATAAAAGCCTGAAGGCATGGACCCAGCCACACCGCTTGCTGTAAACCAGTTTATTTCTTTAACTCTACTTACATTGTTAGCGTCTTGAAATTCTGGATGATCTGCTTGAATACCACTATCAATAATAACTACATCAACGCCAGTGCCATCTAGAACATAGTTATAAGTTCCTCCTGGATCATCAGTACTAGTACCAAATAGGTTAGTATCTGATATGTGACGTAAAAGTCCCCAGTTTTGTTTTTCTCCACTAGCTGTGGTTGTTTTATCAAAGGTACCACTTTGAAATGCAAATTTAGCAACGGCTGATTCTAAAGGGTCAAAAACGTCAACAACTCTAGGATCTAACTTTAATATGTCTGCTTCTTCTTTACTTAAAAAATACGTAGTATTGCATATATTTATTGCTCTTTCATCAGCAACTTCAACACTTCTTTCAGGGATAGTTTCTGATGTAGATCCATTTTTTACTAAATCATCCCAAATAGAGTCTGTAAATTCTAAATTAGGAGTAGTAACTACATATTTTTTATACATTTAAGTTGTTGATCTATTACACCAATAATGAAAATAGTAGATTTTATTAATCACTATTTTCTACTAAATAAACTTTTCCTTCGAGGCAACAGTTGTCTCCTCCGCTAAGGGTTTCAATTGCCATATTGTAAGAGTGCTCAAGAAAATCTTCTCTTCCAGTAGCCCAATTAATATTAAGTAATTTAACTGTTTTATTTTCAGATATATTTTTAATAGTCAAATTAAGCAGAGGAGGTGTCTCGCTTTCCTCTACTTCCCATTCCCAATTACCTACAGTTTCTATTGTCATATTGCTGATATATCCTTAATAGTTATGGTTCCTACCATTCCACCATGGTAAGAACACAAATATCCATAGTTTCCACTTATATTATAAGGGATTTGCCAGTATAAAGTTCCGCTAGTTTTTCCTTGAGCACTAGCACCAGTAGATATAACTCCTGCTGTTGTAACGTGAATTAGCCCTGTATCATAATTGGCACCTGAATACCTAATTAAAAATGGGTGACCAGCAACATTCAATCTAAAACCAATAGTTGTTCCTGAAATCGCGTAAAGCGTTGGGTTGTTTCCGGTATATTGATTATTGAATAAGTACGCTGAAGAACCGCTATTAGTTACTTCCAACATAGTTATTGCAGGATAGGCAATCTCATCAATAGTAAGTGCAGCAGAAGTTGCGTCTGAGGTTCCGCTAAATGTAGAAGCGCCAGTTGCTCCAGTTGCTCCAGTTGCACCAGTTGCACCAGTTGCACCAGTTGCACCTGCGTCACCAGTTGCACCAGTTTCTCCTGTTACACCAGTTGCTCCTGTTGCACCTGTTGCTCCTGTTGCACCAGTTGCTCCTGTTGCTCCTGTTACACCATTTGCACCTGCGTCACCAGTTGCTCCTGTTGCACCAGTTGCACCAGTATTACCAGTAGCACCAGTGTTACCAGTTGCACCAGTAACTCCTACACCTGTTACCCAAGTGCTTCCGTTATATACGCTTAAAGCTAAAGTTGTACTATTCCAAACTACTGCACCAACACTAGCTACTAAACTAGAAAGCTCACCAGAAGTCTTACTTACCAACTTAATTGGAGCAGTATTTATAATCTCATCGGTAGGACTTAGAGTTATTGTTGTTGGAGAAGTAATAGTGTATGTTCCAACTAAAGTAGAAGGAGCTGCAATTGTATTTGCCTCTATAGATGTAACCTTAAGAGTTTCTGTAGTTGCGTTGTAGGTAATTCCAGAGTTTGTTTTTGCATAAAGTGATCCTGTAGCACTCTCATATAACCCTACAAAAGATGTTGAATCTGTGGTCGTGCTTACCTCAGACAAACCTGCCGGGCCAGTTGCACCAGTTGCACCTATTGCTCCAGTTGACCCTGTTGCACCGGTCTGTCCTGTCTCACCTAGAGCACTGCTCGAAGACTCCAGCCAAAATCCATCGTAGTACACAAACATGGTCGCGGAGCTAGGATCAAACCAAACGTCTCCGGTCTCAGCACCTGTAGGTGGTGTTTCCTCCGCAGTTGAGAACACTCCGTCGTCTCCCGTTGGACCTGTTGGTCCAGTGTCTCCTGTTGCACCATTTGCACCAGTCTCACCTGTTGCACCATTTGCACCGGTTGCACCAGTTGCTCCTGTTGCACCATTTGCACCGGTTGCGCCATTTGCACCTGCATCACCAGTTGCACCGGTTGCTCCTGTTGCACCATTTGCACCGGTTGCACCAGTTGCTCCTGTTGCACCATTTGCACCGGTTGCGCCATTTGCACCTGCATCACCAGTTGCACCGGTTGCTCCTG